TTATAAACACAGCACCAACTAATAGGCAAGTAATAGATATTATGATGTCTGAAGTAACTAGACTTCACAGAAGCTCAAAAGTACCGTTAGGTGGTAGAGTATTGGCAGGTAAGATAACTTTTCCTGGAGACTCTACATGGTTTTTAGAAGGGTTTAAAACAAGAGATAAAAATAAAGAAGATTGGTCTGGTTATCATTCACCAAATCTAATGGTAGTTGTTACTGAGGCATCAGGTGTAGATGATGAGGCATTTCAAGCAATAGAAGGTATACTAACCGGTAATAGTTGTCTTGTTCTGATATTTAATCCAAATAGGAACTCAGGAGAAGCATTCTCAAGCACAACAGACCCTAGGTTTGCGAAGTTAAAAATGAGTGCATTTGATAGCCCTAATGTCAGAGCTAAAAAAGAATTGATTCCTGGTATGGTTGACTATGATTGGGTTGATGATAAGATTGGCAAAGCAGGATGGACTACAGAGATTAGTGAAGGAGGAGCTGATAAAGCATTAAATGATTTTAAATGGAAAGGTAAATGGCATAGACCTTCAAATTTATTCTTACCTTCAGTATTAGGTAAATTTCCAAGAGCTACCGCAGATATGTTGATACCTAGAGAATGGTTAGATGCTGCCGTAAAGAGATGGAAGAAGTTAAAAGGGAAAGGCAAAGGTACTTTGATACTAGGTGGAGATATAGCAGGTATGGGTGTAGATTTGACAACCTTCTGTATGAGGCGTGGTTGGGTAATTGAAGAGTTTAAAATGTTTTCCCATCAAGACCACATGGTAACGGCTGGAAAGATAAAAAATGAATTAAAAGATGAAAAAGATGTTGCATGCATTGATTCGATTGGAGAAGGAGCAGGTGTTTATTCCAGATTGTTAGAGCAAGGTGTAAATGCTGAATCAGTTAAAGGTTCAAGGAGTGCAAAAATGTTATGTGATTTAACTGGAGAAAGAACATTTTTTAATATGAGAGCTTATTTGCATTGGGCAGTAAGAGATGCTTTAGACCCAAATTTTAATCCTCAATTAGCATTACCTTTAGATGAGGATTTTATTAGAGAGGCAACTTCAATTAAATGGACAACAAGAAGCAATGGCCAGATAATTATTGAACCTAAAAAAGATATTAAGGAAAGAATTGGTCATTCGCCAGATAGATTTGATTCATTAACATGCACATTCCTACCATTGCTTAATGCAGGGCTTAGAATTATATCTATTGGAGACGATGATTCTAAGCATAATGATAGTGATGATGATGATATATTTGATGATGGTGAAGATGTTAACCAGACTGATAAACGGGAGTCATATAGTGATAGATTGGTAAGAAGATTAGAGGAGGATGAAGATGATTAAATATAGATGCCAATTATGTGGAAAAATACATTATGGTATAATAGGTTTGAAGCCAGGGTATTGTACCGCATGTGGCCCAAAAGGTGGATTAATTTTAGATATTGATTGGGGGCGTGTTTAGTTGGAAAAGAAAAGAGGTTTTTTATCAAAGACTTTTGATGCTGTAAATTTTATAAAAGAAGAATGGAAAACTAGTGGTATAAGGGCAACAGAAAAATATCATGAAGATGAATTATATTCAGCAATTTTAAAAGCAGGAAAGAAGTATTATAAAGACCCAATATTAGCTTACGAAGAACATGTGTGGACGTATGCTGCAGTTTGGGCTGTTGCAAATGCCGCCGCAATGTTAAGTTGCAAAATGTATGATTATGATGAAGACGGAAAGAAGATAGAATTAGAGAAACATTGGCTATTAGATTTATTGAAGTATCCTAATGCAAATTATACTGGGTATGATTTGATGGAGGGTACATTTACGTATCTTGAATTGTTTGGTGATGCTTATTGGGAAGTTGTTACAAATAAAAAAGATGAAATAACAGGATTGTATTTATTAAGGACTGATAGAGTAAAGGTTATTGGTGATGAGAAGAGAATGATTAAGGCTTATATTTATTCACCAAATGAAATTGATTATGTGTTAGCACCAAGTGAAGTGATTCATTTTAAAAACTTTTCTCCTAGGTCAGAGATAAATGGTCAGGGAGCAGTCAAGGCTGCACAAAATGCATTGGAGAAAGAGTTCCTTGGTAATGAAACATCGAAAGACTTTTTTAGAAGAGGTGCTGTTCCTTCATTTGTTATTGAAGTTCCTGCTAGAATGTCAGACCCAGCTTATAAACGTTTTAGGAATGCATTAAAGCATAAACATCAAGGTGTTGGCAAAATGAGAGATATTCTATTATTAGAGGAAGGTTCAAAGTATGTTCAAACAGAATTATCACCTTTAGAATCTGGTGAGAGTGAAATAGATATCAAAGCAAGACAATCCGTTGCAGCATCTGTTGGAGTTCCACCGATAAAGCTCCAGTTATTAGATGGTGCTGCTTACGCCAACGCACGGTTCCAAGACTTAAGTTTTTGGAGAAATACAATGGAACCAAAACTAACAAAATTCTATGCAAAGATAAATCTAGACTTTTTACGTTCTGTTAATAGTACAGCATGGATTCAACCTGATTTAATAAAAGTATTAATGAATATAGATGAGTTTAAAAATGAGGTAGATGCCTATACAAAAATGGTAGAGAAAGGAATCATGACTAGAAATGAAGTAAGAGAAAGAGTCCATCTAGACCAAATGGACGGTGGAGATATTCTAACTGTTAATCCAAACATTGTTCCATTGACAGATGTTATAAGCCCTGTAGATATAACTGAAGATGAAGAGGTAGAAGAGGAAGGTTAATGACTAAAAATGAATTAATAAAGTTTACTAAAGATTTTATTGAAGAGGCAGAAACAAATAAAGGTATGAAAGCTGGAGAAGTTAGGGATAAACTCCAAGATTTAATAAATGATTTTAATGATGAAGAATTATTAGAAGAGGAATGTTAATGAATAAAATAACAGCAACTACGACAAGAAGACATCAAAAAATATCAGAAAAAATATTGCTTGCTAATATGAAACTATATATGCGTCTTTTTAGTGCTGTTATTGGTAGACAAGAGTCAAGGGTTATGAAAAGATTAGGTGCATTTACTGAAGGTAAATTAAATAAAATAGAATCTGTGATAGGGCTTAAAAGTGAAAATCAGATAGTTGCAAGAGAGATGCGACCAATTTATATTGCAATACAACAAAATTCTGCTGATAGCCTTAATGCTGAATTTAATGAGTTTGAATATGCTAAAGCAACAGTGCCATTGGAAGATATGAAAAAGTTATTAAATGCAAAAATAATTAAATATGCAGATTTACATTCTGCTTCAATGGCTAAATATGTTGATAAAACAACAGCTATGAAAATAAGAAGGACAATTGAAATAGGCTTAGAAGAAGGTGAAGGCATAAGGGCAATAACAAAGCGAATTAGTAGAGATGTATTTGGTGATTTAAAAGTTGGTTATCGTTCTAGAATGGTGGCAAGAACTGAATCTCATGGCTTAATTCAAAATGGAAGTTTTCAAGCAGCAAAAGAATCAAGTGTAGTAAAAACTAAAGGATGGTCATCTGCTGCGGATGCAAGACCAACGCATGGTGATGCCAATGGTCAAGTTGTAAAAGTATTTGAAACATATATGGTTGGTGGATATAAAATGGATTATCCTGGTGATTCAAGTTATGGTGCAGCTTTAGGTGAATTGATTAATTGCAGGTGTGCTAGTCTATATGGGACTGCAAGAATGAAGCTGAAACGACCTGCTACTGAAACTGGTAGAGTTGGTGAAGTAATCCCTGCAGAAATGGAGCCATTGAGAATATCAAAAGATACTGCGCAAATGCTTAAAAATGAAAGTGGTTCTAATAGTTATATGTTTGACATACATAATCAAGCAGAAAGTTCTATGATGACTAAGCAAAGAATAGTAGAGAATCTTTCAAAAAGATTAGAAGATAATAAAGATTTTGTAGAATATTTAAATACTCTTTTGCCTCCTAAACCTGACAATCCAATAGCATTACAGCATTGGTTAGAAGGAAAAGCAGAAAGAGCTAATCAAATAGTAAATGAGTGGATTCAACGTTGGGCAGGAACTTCAGGTGATGGTAGCCCTAAAGCAGTAGCAATGCAAATGGCGGCTAGGCAAGAATTTGGTTTATCAAAATCATATATGGGTCATGTAGCATCTAATGCCCAAGCTGATGCAATAGTAATACTTAGACAAAATGGAAAAGCTATGCGTGCTTTTTTAAGAGCACAATATGATGCAACACAACAATTTTTTAAAAATAACGGAATACAGCATCTAACGGGTTATAGAGGAATGGGATTTGATAGAGTAATACCTGAATTTAGATTTAATTATAATCCTGTAATAGACCAGAAAATAATGAAAATGCAGCCATTATCTTCATTCTCAACTAAAATGAAAACAGCACGTGGGTTTACAGCTGGAAAAGAATATAGAATGGTATCGCAAGCAAAAGTTCCAGTAAGTAGAATATTAAGTACTTGTCAAACTGGGTTTGGTTGTAAAAGTGAAGCAGAGTTTGTTGTATTAGGAGCACAAGATAGTTTAAAGTTTATAACTGGACGTGATACATTAGGAACAATCACTGAAATGACTAAACTTTTTGTAGATTTTAAAGGAATACCGCCAATACCGATATGGAAACCAGTAATGACGCAAGCGGAAGCAGATATATGGGCAAAAGGAAGTAAGTATGCCGATAATGTATTTTTGCATAGTACTAGTAAAACTAGTGCGTCAAAAATAACTTCGGGTGGATTTAAATTAAATCAAAAAACTGTTGGTGGTAAATATCTTGGCGATGGAGTTTATGTTACTGATAATAAAACTATAGCAAGCTTTTTTGGAGGACCTGATGATGCTGCAAAAGTATTGAAAATTAAAATTAATGTCAAAAATCCTTATATTGTTGGCCCTAAAGATGAAGATATTTGGAAGCTTAATAATTTAATAGGAGGAACAAAGTATAAAAATGATATAGAATATGCAGCTGAGCGCTTACAAAAATTAGGTTATGATGCTTTAGATGCAAGACTAAATGATGGTGCATATGGTTTGCTTGTTTTCGACCCAAAAAATGTAGTTGTTATTCCATAGGAGGTTAATAAAAATGAAATTAGATACAAGTTGCTGGGGATGCATACATGTAAGTAAAAAAAAATTAAGAACGTGTAAAGCTTTTCCTAATGGAATTCCATTTGCTATTATTTCAGGGGAGATTAGTCATGATAAACCTTTACCTGGGCAAAAAAATAATATCGTATTTGAATCAAATGGTAAAATGATTAAAGACCCAAAGCTTGAAAGAGAGATAGAAGAGCCAGGGATATTTTATGTAGATGCAAATTTAGAGAATGCTGATTGGACAAAAAAGACATGGGACTTACCCAAATATAAATCAAAAGAATTTATGAAATTATTGAAAGATAGTGATATGACATTAACAGAATTTAAAAAGTTACCAGTTTATAAGTGGAATTTAAAAGCAGGCAATATAAAAGAATAATATAGGAGAGGTGATTATTTATTATGTTTGAAGGATATGTAGGCCAAATGTATTTAATGATGTTTATAGTTGGTGGAGTTATTTTAGCTGTAATTGTTGGTATTTCTATTTGGATAGGAAGATGGATTGAAAAAAGAAAAAATAAAGGTGGTGATTAAAATTAAACTGAAAGATATTACCAAAGAAGCAATTAAGAAAGCAGATGATAAAGAGCTATTGAGCTTTCAAAAATATGTTGACATACTTTTTAGGAACACAAACAATTTAGCACAAGATATAGCAAAAAAGACTACAGAAGAATTAACTAGTGTTAACAGAAGTATCACAGAAGAGCTTATTTTTAGAAAGATGATAGATATTACAACT